CTTTATTGATGCCCCAACCGCCGAATCTATAGTCTCTGCTGAATTCATCAAAGACACCTTAATTGTTTATTTCGAAAGATCAACTTGGCAACTTGTTTATACGAATAACGAAACACTCCCTTTCATTTGGCAAAAGATTAATACAGAGCTTGGAACTGAATCTACATTTAGCATTATTCCATTTGATCGAGGTGTTTTCGGAGTTGGAAATTACGGAATCATTTCATGTGATTCTGTGAATGTTATTCGAATTGATCAAAAGATCCCTGATGAAGTTTTCCAAATTCAAAACATAAATGAAGGTGTTAAAAGAGTTTCGGGAATTCGCGATTACAATGCTCAACTTGCTTATTGGGCATATCCCATTCGAATTGATGAAGATGGTGATTCAGTAACCTATGATTTGACATTTCCCAATCAAGTCCTCGTCTATAATTATTTGGATGGTTCATGGTCTGAATTCGATGATTGTTTCACATGTTTTGGATATTGGCAAAAATTCGCAGATATAACTTGGGCCCAACTTCCAGTTTCATGGCAATCTAAACAAGTTGCTTGGAACTCTGCTGTTCTTCAAGGAAGATATCCTGATGTTATAGGAGGTAATCAAAGAGGCTTTGTTTTGGTTTTCTCACAACTACAAAAAAACGGTCAGAATGTTCCTAGCATACCTATTTCGAATATTACAGCGGCGACATATACAATTTTTGCTCCTGATCATAACTTTACTAATAATCAATATGTTATGTTCACAGGAATCGAAGGGATTACTAGCACCAATACAGGTGGCACCCCAAATGATGTTATTTATAAAGTTAGCCAAGCTGCTGTCGATACATTTGTCGCAGTCCCCGTAAATCCTCTTTTGGATGTCTGGTCTGGGACATATACAGGAGGCGGAGTGATTACGCATATTCCAAATATTGCGATTAAAACGAAAGAATTTAACCCATCATTTCAAGATGGAAAATCGATGCGTATCAATTACATCGAAATGTACATGGATCGTACTTCTGATGGTGAAATTACAGCTCAATTTTTCACAGATGACAACACCTCAAATCCAGTTGAAACAGTCACAATTTCAACAGCTCCAGAGCCTATGCCGACTTATCAAACTCCAAGTCCAAGTACCAATTTCGGATTGCAGCAAAATAAGATTTGGCATCGTGTTTATACAAATTCATATGGATCATTTGTACAGAATCTTTTCACTTTAGATGATACCCAAATGAGAGATTTGAGCATTGCAACTTCAGACATTACAATTCATGGTCTGATCTATTACGTTTCCCCAACTGGAAGAATTTCATATGACCTTTGATCCTTCCAATTCGCTAGCTCCTTATTTACAGACAAGTGTTTTTTTTCCTGATGAATTTGATGAATTTAGAGTTAAATTCTTAGCTCTTTATCGAGATATCGCAAGTAATGTGAATGTTCGTCAAATTGGGATATTTGATTTGGAAGAATTTCTTACAGGTGAACTCTGGTTTACAACTGGAGATCCTCAAAAGAAAAGACAGACATTTCGGAAAGTATTTGAAATTGGAGCAATTGCTGCTGGGGCTACATCAACCACTGCTCATGGAATAACTGGAATTGTAGCTTTTACCCATATTTATGGAACGGCAATAACGAATGTTGTAGACTATCGACCAATTCCATATTCGAGTGTAACAGCAGTAAATCAACAAATCGAAATCAAAGTCGATGCGACAAATATCACAATTATTAATGGAGCAGCAGCTCCGAATATCACAAGTGCGATTGTGGTTTTGGAATATTTGCTAAATTAACGCTTGATGAAGGGGTCGAACCTTCGACAAATGCCTTAACAGGGCACTGCTCTGCCACTGAGCTAATCAAGCATTGCTGGTACTAGGAATCGAACCCAGAACCGATGGTTTACAAAACCATTGCTCTACCATTGAGCTACACCAGCGTGTCAATTAATTCTTTTAATGTTAACATAAAGAAAAATAGGTAATCTATGGCCGCTATCCTTGCTACCCTTCTTCCAGCATTAATTTCAGGAGCTTTCGGTGCTGCATCCGCTGCAACTTCTAAAAAACCAGGTCTTAAAAAAATCCCGACAATGTCTAAACCACAAGAAGGATTGCAAAATCAAATCTTGCAAATGCTTCAAGGACAATTAGGACAAGGCGGTTCTTTTGGCCAAGCTCAAAACTACCTTCAAAATCTATTATCCGGAAGTCCTGAATCAATGCAAGCATTTCAAGCTCCAGCAATGCGTCAATTCAATGAGCAAATAGTTCCTGGATTAGCTGAAAGGTTTTCAGGCTTAGGAGCAGGCGCACAGAGCTCTTCTGCATTTCAACAGGCATTAGGTCAAGCAGGAGCAGGTCTTGCTGAGAATCTTCAAGCTTTAAGATCTGGATTACAAGGCGGAGCCGCACAGAGTTTATTAGGACTCCCAGGACAATTTTTAGGTTCAGCTTTCCAAAGTCCATTCGCTTATATGCAAAGACAGGGTGGTGGAAGATTGTCAAATATTTTAGGAGCATTTGGACAAGGAATAGCTCCAGGAGCAGGTCTATTGAGTGGATATGGAGCACAAAAATGGTTATTCCCAGATTCGCAGCCTCAACAACAATCCCCATTTTAGGTTAAATATGGTTCAAATATTTCAGCAATTACCGGATCCAGGCGTTCAATCGGCTCAAGCAATAGCTCAACTTTTTGGTGGAGGATTGAGTCAGGGAATTGGTGCAGGACTTAGTGCTATGCTAGAAGAGAAAAAACAACAACAAAAGACTAAAGCTTTATTTGATGCTTTAGGGTTAGGACAACCCCAAAAGATGAATCAATCTGCTGAAATCACAAATCAAGGTAAACAAATTCAAGGCGGGAAATTACCTCAACTTACTCAAGAACAAATTTTAGCTGCATCTATTCAAAATCCAGGTTTAGCTCCAACTTTAAGTGCAATTTATAAAAATCAGCAAAAAGAATCAGCTGAATCACAGCAAAAAGAAATAGGTCAATATTCATTAGACCGAATGGCAAAAATTGTTGATGAAGGAAAGATTGGACTTGGTTCGAAAATAAAAGCAAAAGCATTTGGTGGGAAAACAGCAGAAGATGTTGGCGAATTTGAATCTTTAAGCGGGGCATTAGAAGCCATGCTCGTTGATAAGGTCAGTAGGGGAACTTTGTCAAATGCTAGATTCAAATATATTACAGAAACTTTGCTTCCTAAGCCAAATGATCGAGATGCAACAATTCGTGGGAAACTTAAAGCATTAGCTAAAGAATTGGATCTAAAAACCCCGGAATTAAAACCATCCACATCGGCAAAAAAAGAATCAAGTCTATCCAAAAAAGATTTTGTTTTGATGCAAGATCCAAATGGGATCATAAGAAAGATTCCTAAAAATCAAGCTATACAAGCGCAACAAGCTGGTGGAAAATTAGTTCAATGACATCTCAATTCGATTGGTCTCAATTTCAAGAAGAAGCCCCAAATTCACCAACGAAATCTTTTGATTGGTCTAAATTTGAAGAAGAAGATCAAGGGCCTTCTCGAACTCGATCATTAATTTCAGCTCCTATTAAGGGAATAGTTAAGGGTGCGGCCGATTTAGCAGCAATGCGAGATCCTGTAGCAGCTTTATTAGGCCTTAATCAAGTCACCCCGCATCAAACTCAAGCAATTGAATCAATTCTTCCTACACAAGAAAACCCAATTGAAAAAGGTCTTGAGAGGGCTGGTAAATTGGGAGTAGCTGCAGTTGGAGGGCCTGAGGCCATTTTAGCTAAATTAGCAAGAGTTGGGGTTGGTGCAGGATTAGGTCAATTAGCAGAAGAAATGGGAGCCCCAGAATTAGTACAAAATTTAGCAGAACTTTCAGCTTTCATATCTCCAACCGGAAAATTTCTTCCAAAAAAATCCCAGAAAGAAGCTGTTGAATTTCTTAGGGCAAAAGGGTTTAGCGATAAAGAAATAACCCCATTGCTTCAATCAGAAAAGAAAATTCGAATGCTTTCGAAAGTAGCAGATAAGGGCAAGAAATCTGAAAAGTTAATATCTAATATTTCAGATAAACTGGGTGAGGGATATGACTTATTAAAAACTCAAGGTTCTGAGAAGTTTTTAAGAGGTTCTGAAGCAGTTGCTTTCGATGATAAATTATCTGATGTCATCAATAAAATCCCTCCTAGATTTTCTAGATTAATTGAAAAAGATGTAGAAGATCTTAGGAATAGAGGGATATCTCAAAAGAATCTAATTGATTTCTACCAAGACATAAATGCCGTTGTCAAAGGACAAGAAGGTGGTAAAGCTGTTTTGGGAATATTGAAAAAACCCATTATGGAAGGTCTAGAACAAATTGATCCTAAATCAGCAAAAGATTTCGTAAAATTAAACGAATTCTATAGTAAAAAAGCAAAATTATCCAAAGGTTTATCTAAAGATCAGTTAGATAACTTTATGACTAAAGGGAAAATCTACGCCGCTATTGGATCTTTAGCCAGTGGTAATTTTGCATTACCGATTTTAAAAGGACTTGGAATTCAAAAAGCTATAGGTGTTGTTGCCAGGGAATTGCTAATCAATCCGAAGTTACAAAACTTATCAGATCAGATGCTAAAATCTATAAAATCAAATGATGTTGCATCTGCATTAAAAACATATCAAACATTTAAATCTTTACTTGCAAAAGAAAGCGATAAATCTGCTGAAGCTTTAGATGAAATAGAAGATTAATCTGACATCACTGCCCAAATGGCAATAATAGCCCAAACCCAATACATTATTTCCTTACCTTAGATTTCTTAATCTCTTTAGCAGTTTCTTTGAAGGAACTCACAATTAATTGTAAAAAGACATCTGATTTTTTTAAAACATCTTTAATCTTTATTTTGAATGGGATTATTTCATCTTTTTTATCCCATATATCATAGGTATTTTCTTCTTCTTCTTCATCTTTTTCATTTTTTGAGTTAGCAACAATTGATCCACCCACAGCTCCAGCAAAAAGACAAATTAAAAATAAAGATATCCAAATCATGATTTCATTCCTCTTTTCATTTTCGCCTTCGAATCACAATATGTCGTCAGCGCAATTATTCCCATTCCAACAGCCGTTGTTTCTGCTGGCAATAGCATGAAATACCCTATAGTCGCAGCAAGAGGCGTTAAAATTGCTCCTAATGCTGTCGATGCTATCGTTAAAGCAGGCTCTAAAATTAATTCGAAATTCATGTCTTCTTTCCTTCTAGAATTTCAACTTTAACTTCTAAAGCCCTTGTTCTTTCTTTATGTAAACATTCTTCATTTTTTAATTGATATAGGAAGGTCATAAGCGTCAAAAATAAAATTGTTAAAGAGATGTATAAACCAATTTTTTCATAATTGACTTCAGCTGTCATTTCTTTATCTTGCATGTGGAAGACTCCAATAAATTCCCCAACACATTATCAAAACACTAATTGTAGCAATTGACCAGATCATAAATACTCTCCTATTTATCCCAAAATCATACCATATCAGAGCGAATTTCCCAAGACATAGAAATTTCTTTTTTTGTTAAATAATATTTTGACAACCCTATCAATCCATGCTAATGTAAAGTAAATTCTTTAACCACCTTTAGAGGTCAATTTATGACAGAGAGTCAACAAGCTTACGGTTACCCACAACCTTCACAAGCTATATTCCCATCCCCGATTGTAACTACAAGAGATCCTACTACAGCTGATGGACGCTCTAAGGGCTTTGTAATAGGACAGATTTGGATTAATAACACTAATGACACAGTTTTCGTTTTAACATCTGATGCTGCAAATTCTGCTACTTGGTCATTATCTTCCTCAGGAACTTCTCAAGTTGATACTTTGACTGGAGATAGCGGAGGAGCGATTACTCCAGCTGGTGGTAACCTTGATCTATTTGGAACTGCTAATCAAATTACAACAACAGGCACACCCAATACTATTACGTTCTCAATTCCTTCAGCCTTTATTGCTCCAGGAAGCATTGCATCAACTACCACATTAACTTCCGGAACCTCTCTTGCTGTAACAACTTCTGCAACTGTTGGAACAACTTTAGGAGTAACTGGAACTACAACATTAGCTGCTTTGACTCAAGTAGGAACAGCTAATATCAATGCTAGTGGTGCTGCTGTCACAACAATCGGAAGCACAGCAAGTGGTGCTACCAATTTAAAATCTGGTGGAACATTAACAATTGATACAGCTGCTGCTCAAAATATTACTATTGGGCCTAGCCAAACGTCCGGAACGATGAATATCGGCGGTACTGGAGCTGATGTAGGAACTGCAACTCTTTTTGGTGGTACTGGCGCTCAAACGATTAACCTAGCTAATTCAACTGGTGGAAAAACAGTTAATATTGCAACAGGTGCTGGCGCAAACATTGTAACAGTAGGATCAACAAATTCAACATCTTCTTTAGCCCTTCAATCAGGTTCTGGTGGAATTAGTTATTCTACAGGTAACGGCGCGATCACAATCAATAGCGGTACAGGAACAATCGGCATTTCTACAGATGCTGCTGCAACAACAGTTAACGTTGGTACTGGAGCTGGTGTTAAGACTGTCACAGTTGGATCAACTAACACAACTTCTCCAACAACAATTCAGTCTGGTTCAGGAATACTTGCGATTACATCAACCAATGGTGCGATTACTGTCGCTTCTGGTACAGGAACAGTTGGCATTTCAGCCGATGCTACAGCAAACACAGTCAATATCGGAACTGGCGCTGGCGTAAAAACAGTGACACTTGGATCTACAAATACTACATCCCCAACGACTGTACAATCTGGATCTGGAGCTCTTAATATCACATCTACAAACGGTGCGATGACACTTGCCTCTGGAACAGGAACAATCGGTATCTCTGCTGATGCAACTGCAACAACAGTCAATATCGGAACTGGCGCAGGAGTTAAAGCGGTCACATTAGGATCTACTAATACGACATCTTCAACAACTGTTCGATCAGGTTCTGGTGCCTTAGCAATCACATCTACAAACGGAACAATCACAGCTAACTCTGGAACAGGTACAATTGGTGTATCTAGTGATGCGACAGCGACTACCGTTAATTTGGGAACAGGTGCTGGTGCAAAAGCTGTAACGCTCGGATCAACTAACACCACATCTGCCACAACGATCAACTCTGGATCTGGAAATATCACAATGGTGGGTAATGTTCTTAAAACAACAAGCCCAGCCTTCTTGGCTTACCTTGCTGTAACAGCTGGTAATAAAACAGGTTCTGGAACAAGTTACACCCTTGGTACAGATGCTTTGACAGAAGTCTTTGATCGCGGATCAAACTTCAACACAAACGGAACTTTCACAGCTCCTGTAACTGGAATTTATGATCTTCACGCGCAAGTGACTATCACTGGTGCAACGATTGCTACAACTTTCATCATCTCTATTGTCGCAACATCAAGAACAGCCACTTATACATTTATTAAAGCTGCGGGATCACAAGATGAAAGCATCCAAATCAGATCTCTATTTGATATGACAGCCACAGATACAGCTCACGTAACCATAGCTGTAAACGGTGAAGCTGGTGATACAGATGATATTTTAGGTGCTGCTTCATTACAAACATTCTTCTGTGGATCTCTAATCGCCTAAAGGAGGCATTATGGCTTTTGGTACAAGAGCAGAATTCGATGCCGTCCGAGAGGTAGCTTTCGGCGGTATATCAGGAACATATGCTGCAATAGGCACACCACTAACAGATCATGCTAGAATTGTGATCTTCACAAATAGTACAAATGTTGAAGTCTATATTACTGATGACCTTACTAAGAATGAACTAAGAATGGCTGCAAACAGCTTTAAACTAATTGACTTCTCAACTAATAAAATCCGTGATGATGGTCTTTTTGTAGCTATTGGAACCCAATTCTATGTAAAGCAAGTCTCTGGAGCTCCTGCATCTGGCGGGGTATGGATTGAGGTGATCTCCGCTGTCGGAGGCGTCTAATGTCCCAACAAGGTGCTTTAACAACTGGTGGATCTGGTGGTGCTGTTGTAGAGACCCTTACAGGGAATGTAGGCGGAGCTGTTGGTCCAGACGGTTCATTTAATATCAATATTATAGGCAATAACGCTACTGGCATAAATGTTATTGGAATGCCAGGAACTAATACTTTAACTATTACTAGCACTGGAATTACAATAGCTGGTGATACAGGGTCTATTTCAGGAACTAATCTTACAATTTTTGCTAATCAAGCAATAAAGAATTGTGGTCAAAGCGTTAGTTTTGACAATTTAGTAACGACATCGACTATGAGTGTAACGGATTCCTCATTAAATACGATCATTGGGAAAAGCTCTGGAGCCGCGCCAGGAGCGGGCGTTCAAAATACAGCATTAGGATTTAGCAATCTTGTTAATCAAGCAGGTAATGATAACACTGCCATTGGAATCGGGATAATGAATGGTAATCCGATCATAGGGAGCAGGAATATTGGAATCGGTTCATCCCCACTTAGTTCTTTAGCGTCAGGAAATGATAATATTGCATTAGGTTTCCAAACAGGTCAAAATTTAACATCAGGAAGTAATAACGTACTTATAGGGCCATCTACTGCGACTTTAATGACTACTGGATCAACCAATATTATAATAAGTGCTGATGGGACATTTGCCTATACTGGAGCAGAAAGTAATAATGTTTTGTTAGGAAATGATGGAATAACTGGAGATGCCAATAAAATTCGAATTGGCACTCAAGGTGCTGGCAGCGGACAGCAAAACGAATGTTATATTGCTGGTATAGCCTCTGTTTCAGTAGCCAACACCGAAATGGTGACGATCAATACTTCCACTGGACAAATGGGCTCACAAACTCTTCCTATATCTATAGTTTGGTCAGATAACAGTGGATCATTCAATGCCGCCTCAAATAATGGTTATTTTATAACCACCACTTCCACACCAACTCTTCCTGCCGCTCCTAGTGAAGGAGATGTCGTTGCTTTCATTGTAGACACAACAAATATTTGTACTATCACAGCCAATACAGGGCAAAAAATCAGAGTCGGGATTACTCTTTCAGCTTCTGCTGGAACTTGCGCAAGTAACTTTAGAGGAGATTCGATAAATCTTGTTTATAGATCAACAGGAGCTACATGGTTTGCTAGTTCATCTCCTCAAGGAACATGGAGTGTAACTTAAAATATGCCAACAGCAGTAAATGCATTAAATTTATCAACAGCGGGGTTTGTTCAATTCGATGGGATTAACACATTTTCAACAGTCATGAATCAATCTTTAGTTACAACATTTGATTCTTCAACTACTTGGTCAAAAAATGCTTCAACAGTTGCAGTCACACTTATTATTTATTCTGGTGGTGGCGGTGGCGGATCTGGGAGACAAGGATCTTCTACAGCAGCAGGAGGTGGTGGCGGTGGCGGTGCTGGAACAGTAAGGGTTATTCATCGAATTCCTGCTTCATCTTTTACAAGTCCAGAAACCGTGACTATCGCAGCTGGTGGTAATGGTGGTGGAACACAGGCCGGAGCCAACACAAATGGAATCAATGGTTCTGGTGGAGGAACTTCTTCTTTAGGAGGAATTGCCTCACTTGCACAAGGAAATAACGGGGTAGGCGGAACAACAACATCAGCAAACGGTGGTGCTGCTATTACTACCAATTATGTTTATACATGGGGAAATGCCGTTGTTCCTATCACTACAACAGCCCTTGGCGGAGGTAATGGTGGTAACGCAGCAGGAAGTAATGCGAACGGTTTAGCAGTAGGATCTATTGCTGTAGCTGGGCCACAATCAATTGGTAACTTTCCAAGTGGTGGTGGTGGTGGATCTGGAGCAGATACTGGTACACCGAGACAAGCCGGAAACGGAGGCACACTTCAAGACGGCCTTGGAACTCCAAACAATATTGTCGTTGGAGGATCTGGTGGCATAGAAACCGGAACTATCAACGGAACCACAGGTAATCCAGGTGTTAGCCAAGGTGGTTACATATATGGTGGATCTGGAGCAGGCGGTGGTGGCGGTCAGAGCGCAGGTGGTGTAGCTGGAACTGGCAATACTGGAGGTTCACCAGGTGGTGGCGGTGGTGGCGGCGGAGGTTCGATTAACGGAACAACTTCTGGAGCTGGCGGTCATGGTGGAACTGGACGAATAATCGTTATAGAATGGTACTCATAGGAGCATATATGGATAGATGTGCAGTTGTAAATGCTGAGACTCATGAAGTTGTCAATGTCATCATCATCGAAGGCGAGTTAGAAGGCCACAAATGGCAACCTCCAAAAGGTCATTATGCCATAAAAGATCCTCATTGCGATATTGGTGATAAATACCATCCTCAATCAAAGAAACTGATTAAAAACATAGTGATTGCAAAAGATTCTTAAAATGTTAGGCAAATAAAATATGGCATATATTAATCGTTCAACACTCACTTATCCTGCCACAAATGCTTTTCCTAATGGAATTTGGGAAGATACTCGGGATCCTGTTTCTGGTGTTGGCGGAGATTATAAAAACTTTGCCGTAGGTGTTATTTGGATCAATTTCCTTGGTGCTAGATCTTGGATTATGGTTGATAGAACGGCTACTTTTGGGACTTGGATTCAAATGGCCTCACAAGGAACTGGAATTCTAACTATCACAGGAGATTCTGGCGGAGCTGTTGGCGCTGATGCTTTTGATAATATCAATCTTTTGGGAACTTCTGGTGAAATCGTAGTAACCGGAAATATGGGAACTAACACCCAAACGCTTTCATTAGATACTCAAGTCCCCCTTCAATTTGATGAAGATGCAGGTTCTGCCATTCCTGCTGCTAACATTCTCAGGATTGTTGGAACAGGAGGAATCAATACTACTGGCGCTGGAAATACAGTTACAATAGACACAACAGGAATTATAGCTACAACATATACAGAGGATGCAGGTTCAGCTGCTCCTGCTGCGAATAATCTAAACATCCTAGGTGGAACTGGTATATCTACAGCCGGAGCTGGTTCGACTGTAACGATTAATGCTTCTGGCGATGTTGCAATACTTTATACAGAAGACACAGGTTCTGCCGCTCCTTCATTGAATAATTTAAATATCGTAGGTGCTGATGGAATAGAAACATCAGGAGCTGGTTCGACCGTTACAATTGGAACTGACGGAACACTTGCTAATCTTTATACAGAAAATGCTGGCTCAGCGACACCTGCCGCAGGCAATTTAAATATCTTAGGGGCTAGTGGTATCTTAACTTCAGGAGCTGGTTCGACCGTTACCATAACTCCTGGCGGATCAATTGCTACCACCTACACTGAAGATGCTGGTTCTGCTATACCAGTAGCAAACAATCTTAATATTCTTGGAGCTGCTGGCATTACAACTTCAGGCGCAGGATCTACTGTTACAATTACAGCTGGCGGAACAATCCCAACTAGCTTTGTTGAAGATGCAGGAAGCGCTGTTCCCGCTGCTAACATATTAAATGTTATTGGGGGAGCAGGTATCAGCACATCTGGCGCAGGAAATACTATTACCATAACAAATACTTCGGCTTCTTCTATTACATTTAATGAAGACGCAGGAAGTGCTACGCCAGCCGCTGGAATTATAAATATTTTTGGAGCAGGTGGTGTTTCGACTACTGGAGCTGGTAATACGATCACAGTTCATGGCCCGAATCCAAATATTGTTCGCCAGGTTTTTACTTCTAATGGAACCTATACCCCAACAACCAATATGTATATGTGTGATGTAGAAATTGTTGGTGGCGGCGGAGGCGGTGGTGGCGGTTCAGATTGCTTAGCAAACCAAGGCTCTGCTGGTGGCGGTGGATCAGCGGGAGGCTATTGTAGAAAACTATTTACAGCTGCACAAATTGGAGCCTCTAAAGCTGTAACAGTTGGAGCAGGTGGAGCAGGTGGTATTGCAACAGGTGCAGGAAATGGATCTGATGGAACAGCATCTACCTTTGGAGCCTTTTTAACGGCTAATGGTGGCCAGGGAGCTGGTAGCACTGGAGGTGGTCAAAGTGGTCAATACGCATCAATAACATTAAATCCAGTTGGAGGTTCGGCTAGCGGAGGTGATTTTAATATTTCCGGAGGCGTGGGAGCTTACGGTTGGACTAATCCTACTACAGGGTTCATTCTTGCTTTAGGCGGTGCTGGAGGAAACAGCTATTTTGGAGGTGGCGGAGCGCCTTCTGTTGGGATTAATGGTTCTACTATGGCAGGCGGAACAGGGGGAGCATATGGGGCTGGAGGTGGAGGCGGAGCCACAACAGGTCCTACAACTGGCTCTGTGGGCGGTAATGGAGCTGATGGTGTCGTCATTGTCACAGAGTATATTAGCGGGTAAGCTCTGTTTTCATTTATAATAAACTGAAAATTCCCAAGCACATTCTTCGTTTTTCATAGTCATTTCTTTGATTCTGTCTAAGTCTTTTTTTCTTTCATAGTAATCGACCAAAAACATTGATCTACTGATTAAAAAATGAAACCTATCAAGATCTGAAACAGATTCGTCATCGATAACTTTTGAGCAAAGATCTATTCCTTGTTGGATTTCTTTCATATTGAAGAGTTCCCAAGCCTGCTTGTAAATAACTTCATTTTCTGGAGAAAGCCATCCCCAGCAAAGTGAAGGAAAAATTAAACAAATAGTTAAAAGTAGCTTTTTCATAAATTTGCCTTTTTGCCAAGAATATGATAAATGGATATTTATGACCTATATAAACCTGATAGCCATCGGATTCATCGTCTCATTTTTGACTCATCTTGGATATTGGGTAGCTAACAACTCGGATTAGATCCTGGGTCAGCCTTCTTCTCTCGATACTTCCTAATGAATCCTAAAAGGATATTACCTGTTTCATCTCGTCCAACATCTATAGAAATCCTAGGTGCTATCTGCTTATGAATCTCTATGAGAAATTCAATGGCCAACGATCTTGATACTTCGTCAGACATTTCGGGAGCAAATGTTTTACACCACAGAGCCCAAATGAAGATGCTATTCTCAATCTTCTCATATGCGAACTCAAGCATATCCGCTTCATCTTCGAAACATGTATGCGAAAATTCTTCAAGATCGGAGTTTTCGGACATTCTGGCCTCTTGTACATTTGCATACCTTATAATTCGTCTATTAGCAAGTTCATTTTTCTAAGTCTACTATTCACTTTATCTCTAAATCCAAAATCTTTGAATTCAATCAATTCATATATACGACCATAACAAAATAATAAACCCATTTCTTGCATTTGAATTTCATTGAGATCCACTTGCTTTGGAAATTTTAACATGACTTTCTTAGCTATTTCTCTGTTGTTATCTTCTATGACAGGATCTGCCCTATTTTTGAATTTTTCCTTATCTTCTCTGATCCATTTTCTTATGACCGTAGCATGACAAGCATATTGTTTAAATCTTTTAGGATTGATTTTTGAGTATTCGTTTACTCGATCAAGCATTTCATCAACTTTCGGGCGCCCAAAATCCTTCACTAAAGCATTTAAATCTTCCCAAGACATCTTTACTTTATGATATTGAAAATCTGGTTGGGGTGGGGGCGCTTGCGCCTCCTCTCTTTTCTTCTTTTCTTTTGTAGTAGTTTCTTTTGTGGGTGTGAGATTCACACTGGGGGGG